TTTCTGTGAAATTTAATGGAAAAGTGTAAAACTGCTCATGTGCGCCATCTGTCAGGGTAAATCTTTCCTTTATCTGGAAGACTTCTCCGTATGGCCTAGCAACAAGACTCGCATTCAGAACAGCGGGTGTCTGAGTTGATGTGCCTGTGGATAAAGACATCTTTGTAAGAAAGGCTGTATATCCTGCGGGAACTGTCCAAAGACCCATCAATGTTTGGTTATCACCATCCCCATTTATGGTCAGGTAAATGTTAGCTGGAACTCCAGTGGTCACTGTGCCTGTTCCTGCGTAAATTGTGCCAGCATTTGCGTTACCACTACCCGCGCTGCGAACAATGCCACGATTGATCCGAAAGTACGATTTGGTAGTATTAACAGGCGTTTGTCCGTTTAATGTGACAACTTCGTTTATTTCGTTGTAGTCACCATCTAGGCCAAAAATTTCAACCGTTCTTGCACCAGTCCCTGCGGCAGTGTCGTTAGCCGAACTGCTTGATACAGTCATTACTGTAGCTGACGCGGGATAAGCGTACAAGCCACCTTGTTCCCAGATGGTTTCTTTTGAGTCTCCGACATCGTTGTTGTAACCAAACTTAAATACCGTTTTATGGCCCGTGATTTGACCACGGGCCACCTGTAGCTCAAATGGCTCAGATGTTCCAACTTGCGTTATGGAACGAAAGTTAGCCATACTCTTTTCTCATGTAGAGAATAATTGTGTAAGTATCCGCGCTTGTATGACCTATAGTGGTAAAAGCAACATCACCTGTTTTTCCAGCACCTGCGTTATTCGTCAGACCGCCAAAAACAGTATAATCATGATTGCCGCTTTGATTTTCACCTAGCTCAATACAAAATTGGTCAGAAGTTGCATCCCATAAGATTTGCACTTTCATACCAATACACTGCCACCAAATACGCTCAATAGCCACACCTGTACAGGTTCGACCTTGAGAGTCGGCAGATAACGCACTTACATCAACCTTAACAACTGCTGATTCACCAGTACCGTCAGAGATATTGGTGAACTTCATAACAGCTTTTTTGTCACCGTCGATAAGTGTTTGGGACGTTACTGCGTCAGCCATGATCTATCTCCTTATCCTGCGGAGACAGTCACAACACCTGAATTGCTCCATAGCTGCCCTGCGACAGTTGGATCAGAAGTTGGTAGGTCTTTGATAATCACAACGCTGTTTGTTCCATCGTGTGTGATAGAAATGTTCTCTGTGATTGCACCAGTTGTAGCGTTTTCATCAATTTCCTTGAATCCGCCTTTTGAGCGTACTGGACCGCTAAAAGTTGTGTTAGCCATGTGTATCTCCTGTCGTGGCTAGTGTCAGCCGCACCATGCGACTGTCAGGGATAAAATCAGAATAACATAATTAAGACAAAAAGAAAGGGGCAACCGAAGTTGCCCCAAGTCCAACAGGGAGGAGAACTAATGAAAAACCATCAGTCCTCCTTACTGTAACACACTTTAGGCTCCGGGGGAACCGAATACTGCGCGTGGATCACTAAAGCCGAAGCTATAGCGTTCACGAGCCTTAAAGCGCATGTTGCCTGTGTCGAAGTCAGCTTCCATGTTCGTTCTCATTGCAGAACGCTCAAAGTGCTTAAATCCGTTAGGCGCATCAGTTTTGATGAAGAACGCATCTGGGTCTGTCAAGAAGTGGTTAACAGTGTAACCCTCTGGAAGCATACCCATGTTGCGAATCGCGTTCACATCATTGTCTGCTGTGCCAACACGAAGAGTCGATTCCAACAAGCGATCTGCAACGAATTGCAGTTGTGGTGGAATGATCAACTTGGTGCCACGTAGAGCAATGATCATGTTGCGTTCATCAACGAAGGTAGAGATGTCAATCAAAGCATTCTCAAGCGAAGTTTCGTTCAAGTCTGCTGCTGTTGACGGCTCGTTGCGGAATGTACCACCACCCGCGAGAGGGTGATCAGTCGCGCAAAGCTCTTTACCATCGCCACCTGCAAAGTTGCTGTCAAACGCATTGTTAAGAACAGCAGCCGCTTTGACCTGCTTAGTGTGAGCCATAGAACGCGCAAGCGCCTTCGTATAACGTGCACCAAGACGATCATACAGGTTGTCTTCGATTGCTTCTTCGGTCAATGCGAATGCAAGCGCCACTGTTTCGTGTGTATAACGAGCAGTGTATGCTTCATTTGCATTGTCGAACTCAACGCCAGAACCTTCGGATTTTGTGGGAGCATTCCCAAATCCGACCAGCATGACCTCTTCTTCGAATGCACGGTCTGATGTTTCCGTATCGAAGATTTCTGCATGCTGATTCTCATAACGGTCATATTCCATACCGAATAGAGCGTTCAGGCCCGGCTCAAGTTCTTTGACGAGTTGGGAGCGTGAAATAGCCATAACTCAATCTCCTTATGCCAAGCCAGCGGTTCCACCGCTGAACAGGTGGTTGTTGATTTTTACGATCACGTTTGTGTTCGCGCTCGAAACATCGCTGTTCTCAGGGTCTTGAGAAATGTCGATGGCTTTCAACGGCAAAGTTGCAGTTGTTGCACCAGTCGTCACATCAAGCTCCATACGAGAAATACCAGAAGTGGTATCTCCAACTGGAGATTGATCAACAATGTCGAAATTACCAGCCAAGTCAGCCACAGGGAATGCAGCATCAGCTTGAATTTCAAATGTTGCACCCGGATCATCAATGACGTTTGCCATGATGTCAGATGCTGAAATGCTACCGGGGTAGCTATTTGAGAAAGTTGGCTTGCCAGTTGTTGGATCGGTATAGAAGCAACCGTTGAACACACCAAGGATCAAACCTGATCCTCCTGCGGCAACACGCTCAATACCACCACCAGTTACCATAGCAACAAGGTCGCCTTGGAAAATAGCGGTAGCATAGCCTGAAGCAATCCGATAACGGTTTTGCTGTTGTGAGCTAATGCTTGTACGAACTGGACGAAGGCCAAAAGAAGCGTCTTGGTTAGACATAGCTAATTTCCTTCAATTTATCCGCCTTTTCGACTGGAGCCGAATGAGACAGAAGATTTACGTTGCGGAGCAAGTTTCGGCATGGCTGGATTGTTTTCTTGCATCCAGTCATTGTCCACTGCGTCCATTTGATTTTTAGTCACACCTTTATAGTGATTTTTCCGCTGCTCAACCATTTCGACGGGCATTCGTGCGAGAACAAGACCGCCGTTGCCAATGACACCAGCGTTACGACCCTCGTCTACTACAGGTCCAATCCAATCTGGGTAATCCTCTGCGCGAACGAGATCCCAGCCTTCTTGCCGTTTCTTAAAAACGTTAGTTTTATCATCGAACTCCATCACAGATTCACGAATCCAGCGATGGACATATCCAATGGGAGGTTCAGGAGCGTCTAAGGCTGTACCGGGACGCCATTCCATTTTGCGCTCTGTGCGCTCCCGCGATTGTACTTCGCGTGATGTCCTGTCAACCATATCAATCTCTCCTGTTTTGCTCTAAGCGAGCGACTTCTTTTGCATATCTTTCCAGAGGAATACGCATTTTTTTGGCAAACGCCACTTGACCGGGTGTAAGTTCCACCGACTTTTTCCGCCCTGACTTTACAGACCGTCCGTTACCAGACGCAGGAGCAACGGTCTGGGCGTTGGACCGTTTATCCTTAAACTTATGAGGCATTTCCCTACGCATACGAGAGTCGATTTCTTTGTAGTAATCGTCGCTTGTAGGATCGTAATCTTCCTCTAATACAAGTTGCTCATGAATTGCTTGAGCAGCGCGGGTCATAATTCTATCTGACCCAAACCATTGATTCTTTTCCATCCACCTTTCCAGCTTAGGATCACGCTGTGGCTGTTGTTGTGGTGGTTGAACATATTGCTGTTGCGGGGCTTGAACTTGCTGCGCTTTTTGAGCTTCTTGCTCTTGATTTTGACGCGCAATCCTTGCTTTTTGCTCACTAACTTTTTCTTTTGCCATAGCAATTTTAGCTAGTGCCTGCTGTGCCTTTGCGACTTTTTCATAATCGCCAGCTTCATTTGCTTCCTGCAAAGCACGAGTGGCTTGATATTCTTGAGCGTTTAGACGGCTTTCCGCTTCACTGTTATATGCACCATTTAGTTGTTGCAAACGCTGCCGCATTTGCTGGTTTTCAGCTTGCACTTGCTGGGCGTACTGAACAGCAGCTTGAGCTTCCTCTGCTGCCTGCTTACGTTTTGCCGTTAATTGATTGATTCGACGCTGAACAGATTCACTGTAGCTATCTAGCTCATCGTCTCCTGAAGAATCTTTACGAACATTTGTTCGGGTTTCTTCTTCTTCGTCCGAAGACATTTCAATTTCAACGCCTTGATCGTCGTCATCAAAATCAACAGATGTAGCTTCCTCAATGTCTTCGTCTTCACGAATGTCTTCAGCCATAGCCATTTTCCTTGCTCTCCATTACCTTATACATAAGAAATGTCTTTTGGGTCAAGAATTGTTGCGATAATATTATCGTCATTTATAATACGAACCTCAAGACCTTCCACTTTGAACCTATTTCCAGCATATCTTCCTATAAGAACCCAATCCTTTTCATTACACCAAGGACCATTTGGGAATTTTTGGGAATCTTTATATGCGTCTGGACCCAACTTAACCACATAAGCGGCTACAGTCGCAAAGGCTTCACGGTCACGAACCTGATCTGGAACGTACAAACCGCCTTTTGTTTGCGCACTTGGGTAATAGGGAATGATGAGAACACGATAGCCTGTTGGCTGTGGCAATCTCTCTAGTGCAGATGTTTCCATTTGAGATGGATCATCTTCGTTTTTGTTTGCCGCACCTTTACCAAAAGCATTTTCTATGGGTTTTGGCATTTCTGCGTTTTCTTTTATTGCCTTTCGCGCTGCCTTTGCAACGTGATCTGGCACAAATAACTTATTAGTCATCTGCGTACTCTATGCCTTTCATCGCGGTTTTGATTTCTTGTTC